TCGGGATAGTTCCCAAACGGCGGAAGAGGATCGGCTTGCGGGCTGCCATAGGGCAAAAGAACGCACGAATCAGCGTTAACGTCGCCGCGCAAAAGAAAATCGTCAGACCCTTGGGATTGGTTGCTGCTTTGATACACTCGATTTTTTGAATAGCCGTCTGCACGCGGCGTATTCAATGTCAATTCTTGGCCGGGGCGCACAAGAATCAGGTCCGATACTTCGCTTGGTGGACCCTCTTCGTCGGCGTCGGTAAGCATCGTTTGCACAAAATAGTAATAGCGCCGCGTGGGGTACGTATAATTCAAGTGGATGCGGAACGCTACATAAGCCGTCACGCCCGGGAAATACCAACGTTCGCCGTCTGGATTGATTACCTTAATTGTCGGGCGCCACGTAGGGCCGTTTACGTCCCACGCCCGGAATTGGCCGTAAACATGATCGCCGTAAAGCAACGGGACAAAGCCCCCGGGCAAGACGGAATCCCCATAAGACGGCACTTCTGGGAGGTTAACTGCTTGCTCCGGTCCTCCTTGCCCCCACTCGTCCGCAATGAATTTGAACCGATAACGCGGGCCGTAGACATAGTAAGGCTCGTCCCTATAATCCAAGTCTTTGTAAAAAGACGACATCGAACAGATCATCCACATCCCAACTTCGTCGTACCGTATGGTCACTAACGACAAAAGTTTTGTGACAACGTTGTCGTAAACCCAGTTTCCCGAATCGTCGATGTAACAGAAGTATGTCCGGGCCTCGATGTTCATCCAAGTGTTTCCGCCCACCACGGGTTTACAGATGTATTCAAGATTGTTCACAGAGGGGGCCGTAGGCTTGGTTATCTGTATCACGTCGTCTGCCGGGATACCCGACTTCAACACACCGTCTTCTTTATGCATCGTGTTGAACGGCCCGGTATGGACGGCAGGCACCAACACGCCGCTTGTCAGATCGCAGTTATGCGCCCGTTGCGCAGCGTTTTCCGGCAGTTGTTCTGCATCTAGCCGGGGGATGATCCCTGTAAATGTCTTCCAATCAATCATTTGCCCGTTACCACCCGATAGAACTCCGCCATATAGGCCTTTGATAATTCCGCGTTCATCCGATCATCGCCGTCTTCGGCAAGGGCTTTGGCAACGACAAAGGCCACGATTGGCTCGCGACTGCTTTCGTCCAGATTAAGTGTGCTGCCCGTAGCAGATGGATCGCCGGGGGACCCCATGGTATCGCCCGAGCCTAAGAACAAATCGGGGCGCAACTCATAAATGCGCCGTTCTGCATCCCCGATATATTTCAAGAGCGCCGAGTCCGACCACCGCTCATTCTCGCTGTCTTCGTCGTTGACTACGCGCCTAACAATGTCAATTACGTTGCTCGCTAACATGGCAGCTCCATATTCATATAAACTCGGGAATCTGAACCCGCAACTGTCCGTGACGCCGGCTTGTATAGGTTTCGCGTTTGGCGTCCCCAATCGCCCGCATATACCGTTGCCCCGGCATAACTGCGCCGTTCGGGTCGTACCAAGGTTTGCCGCTCATTAGTTTGATGTTCGCAATGGCGCCGGCAACAACGGCATAGCCCCAGCGGTTCAAGAACCAAGACGGGTACGCCGCGCAATCTTCTTTGGGAAGCAATACCACCTGGACTTCTACATTCAAATTGTCTTCAGTCGGCGCAGGCACTAAAGTGAGCAGGCCGGTCTCGGATACTTTGTAATCGCTGTAGGTCCCTTCCGTAGAGGGATCGTCCGGCGTGGGATCGCCTATTTCGACAAAGCGCACGCGAAGAATTACTGCGTCATAGCCGGGCGTCAGTTGGTATTCGGCCTCATCGGCAACGGTCACAAACGGGGCCAAATCTTCACGCCATATCTCGGTTTGCCGGCAAAAGTCGTGGGCAACAAGACGTAGCTGCTGTTTTAGCACTAAGTCAGGTATGCCGCCGCAATATGGGGCAATTTGGCTTACGAGGTTGTAAAGATTCGTGCCCGCAGCGGTCCCGCCTACCTGTGTGTGGTTGGTCCAAGAGGTCTCTCCGCCATATACGAATTCAACCCAGTAATCATAAATGAGATTCGGCGCCGGGTCTGTGAAAACGTATTCATAGATTCCGGTCGATTTCTTTACCATCGAGGTGCCGCCGGCAACAACGACTTCATCGGTGTCCGTTCGTTTAACGCCGTATGTCCCGGCCTCGTTGGACAGTTTGACGCTCGTAGGATCGGTCAGAATGCCATCCGCCTTGAATATCCAACGAATAACGCTTTGGCTCATTTAGTTGTCCCCTTCGCCATCAACCGTATAGGCCTTAACATCGATCACAAGGCGGTACGTGTCCCCTGTGCCTTGCGGAGTTGCCGCCATACCCCGGGTCAAAATGCCCACTATGTCCAATAACCGTTCGCCTTCGCCGCCTACCAGCAACATGGTGCTTGCGGCATCTTGGTTGTATGCCGCTTTCCACTCGTCGAAGGCGTATTCCTGGTCTTGTACTTTCCAAAACTTCCGGGTCTTATCGTCTACAAGAAACTTGTTGCCGTTGCTGGAAAGCCCCGTCGTGTCCTCATTAAGCAGCAAGTTGTAATGCGTGTCGTCAAGGCTGGTTGTCGTAATATGATCCCAAACGATGCCTTGATGGGCCGAAAGCCCATTGACGGGCAAACCGGTATAGTTTTCAACGGCGTAATAGGCGCTCTTGTTCTCGGTTGCTGGCGCCCCGGTGTGAGAGAATTCCTCTTTCTCAAACACAAGACCGTTGATAGGGCCGCCTTTGCAAACCGAATCGTCGTATACCATGATTCTCGGGCGCCCGGACGTATCGACCGTGTTCCATTTGTTCCCGTGGAAATAAACATCGGCACAGACATGAATCTCGCACATCACTTCGGCGTCGGAAATCGTGTTGTTGGATATTTCAACGCATTCAATATTGTCGGTTAACGATTCGCTGCCAGTCCCAACGCCAAACAAGCTGAAGTTGTAGCGCGTGCCGCCGCCGTTGTGGGCTTCGCCCCATTTCTTGGCCGCGTCGGACGGGCCAGGGTCGAAATAGCCTTCAAACTCTTCTGGAGGCATCCCGACTATGCTGTTGGTCTTTTCTTCGGGATTGTTGGTAACAGGATCAATCCAACCGGACATTGCGTTCCCATCTACGTAAATGTTCTTGGGCGTAACGCCACCTTTCGTGCGGGCGCACAACCGCAAGGCGCACCGACCAAACGCAGAACGGGAAAATGAATTCCCACGAATGACCCCATTGTTCATCACGCTCAAATAGGCAATATGATTCCCGGACAGGTCAAACTCGTTTTCGAGAATCGCCCATCGTGTTGCAGTCCCGAATACCATCGAATAGGCTGAGCGGTAGAAACTGCAATCTTTCATAAATAGCCCATGTATCCGATTTACGTCGGTCGGTTCCTGAACGGATATATCGTTCCAATTGTTCTGGAAATCGCACCGCAGAAACAGCAAATCAAATAGAGACGCCGTGCTATACCAAAAGGTGCCAACGTTGGTTTCCTGATCGGCAGACGTACCGTCCAACACAAGGTCCTGAAACGTAAAATGCGCGGTGCCCGCAGCCGTGTTCGCAAGAATCATCGAATATTCCTGTGCCGGGTCTGACGTGCCGCTCAGTTTTATGATTGGTTTGGCGCCCGTGCCATAGGCGCCTATCAGAAACCCGTTCCCGGGCCAATGGGAAACTGTAACTTGCCGCGAGCCGACAGTGAATGTCTGCCCCCGCTTAAAAAGTATCCGGTCGCCGCACGACAAGGTTTTGGCCCATAGGGTGTTGAACGCCTTCAATGCCGTCTTCCAGGCGTGGTCGGCCCCTTGTCCAAGACCGTCGTTGTCGTCGTCGCCTATCTCGGAATCGACATAATACGTGTCCCCCGTCCGCTCCAAAACGGTAATCTGAATAGTATCGCTTGACTCTTGGCCGTTGGCCGTTACTGTCAGTTTCGCCGTATAAACCCCAGGCGATTCATACACATGGGCTGCGTTGATCCCGCCAGATTGCGTGTTGCCGTCGTCGAAATCCCACTCGTATTTAGCCTCTCGGGTCCCCGGAGCCGATGCGTGCCCCTCAAAAAACACGGGGAATGGCGCATAATGCTCTACCGCGCTTGCTTCCGAATAGCCGTATTCCGGGCCTGCATTGCGTTTTTCTACAACCCAATCCGGCTCTGTAACTGCTATGACTGCGTTCACTGCCATTAGTCGGAATCGTCCTCTTCTTCTATGACGTAGCCTTCAGTCTCAATCGAAATTGCGTACATATCGCCGGTTTCCTGGGGGCTACATGCCATCCCGTTTGTCAATAAGACCAATAAATCAACCGCCATCAGCTTTTGGTTCTCCCGCTGCCGTCTGTTTGAATGGTCAAAGTGATGATTTTTGTCGCGTCGTCGTCGGCATAGAAATCAAGCGTAATTGGATCGGTTGCCGTCCGAACAACTTTGCCGCAAATCGTTGAATGCAACCGTTTGATCGCCGTTTTAAGGTCAAGTGTCCCATCTACTACGCCGGCCAGGACGGCTGTCGTGACTTCTCCGGCAGTCACATCGTTTAACGCCGCTATCGCATCAATAATGGTTGTTTGGTTCGCCGCGGTCGCATCCCCGCCCGGCCCTTGTTCCAGGGCATTCTCTGTAAACCGGTACACGCCCGCATCGTCTTCAAGCGTGTCGTCTACTTTGTCCGTGACGGCTTTGATAGCATCGATCAATAGGTCTAACCGTTGCCCGTCGCCAAGATCGTCTGTGTTCGCCTTGATTGCGTCGATTAGGAGGTCCAACCGCCCGCCGTTTGTCCAGTCTGTCTGAAGCTCGTTTGTGTCGGCCTTGATATCATCAAGAATGGCATCCAACCGTCCCGCGTCGGCCCAGTCGTCTGTAACGGCCTTAATTGCATCAATCAACTGGTCTAACCGACCGCCGTTTGTCCAGTCTGTCTGAAGCTCGTTCGTATCGGCGAGTATCGCATCAAGAAGCACATCCAGCCGACCGTCGTTGTGCCAATCGCCCTGCAATTCGCTCGTGTCGGCAAGTATCGCGTCAACCAATAGGTCTAGCCGACCGCCGTTTACCCAATCTGTCTGAAGTTCGTTTGTGTCAGCGAGGATCGCATCAACCAGCAGGTCCAACCGACCACCGTTTGTCCAGTCTGTCTGAAGCTCGTTTGTGTCGGCCTTGATTGCGGCCAGTTCCGTTGAGTTGGCATCCATCTCTGTCCGCACCGCTTCCGCAGTCGAACCCAAATCGGCAAATTGTGTCCCGTCCCAAACCGCATCGCCGCTTGCAATAACGCTATCGGTCGCAGCGGGACTTCCCCCCGCTTGTTCAAAGGACAGAACGGAATAGCGGCCAGCATCAAGCGATGGAAAGGCGCCGACATAAATTGCGCTCGTGCCTTGCCGGGAAAGGGCAATGTCATAATTGCCCCAATTGCCTTCTGTGTAGGATTCAAAGGCGCTACCGTTCCAAACATCCCCCGAACTATCCCACACCTGGAAATAGAGCGTTGCCCCTGAGAGGTTGTGCGGTATGATCACTTTATCGGCCATCAGATATAATCCCTTGCATCAACGATGTAACCGTTGTCGCCATCGTCGGTGTCTTTGATTACGGTCATCCCGTTTCGACAATAGATGTGCGCCAAGGAAAATGAGTCTGCATCAAGCGAAGGAGCTGACGGCGTTGCCGATTCGGTGCCTTCTTTAACGTTTGGGCCTACCCCGAGAGTCCATTGGACTAAATCAATTCGGCGGAGATCGCCTTGTGACCCGCCTGTAGGAACGGTAATCGGCCCAAGCGTCGTAGAAGATGCTAAACGAGCAATCCGATGGGATACGTAGCCCGAAAGCGCCCCTACATCCACATAAAGAGACGGCGTGCCTTGCGCCGTCACGGCGCCAGTGTCCCCATCGTTGCGGATTAAGCCGTCGCCGCCGCCTTGGGTAAGCGACAACATATGTTCGACTGTCGGGCTGCATATTGCCGCAGACAACAAAGTAAGAGGCATGCACGCCTCCTAACTAAGCGGTGCAGACTCAAGCTCTTTAAGCTGCGTCCGCATCTCCCGACGCGTCATGTCGGGCGATAGTTCTACCCCATATTCTTTTCTACCGTAATCAACCAACTCTGCCCGGCTCTGCAACCGATCTACCGGATGGACAGTAGGCGGACGCCCCGGTCCCCGTTTTTCTTTGAGAGGGGCTTGCGGCAACCGCGTATTGATCTCCGCCGCATTGCCGGATTCTGTTTCAGCGTCCGCCTCTACTGCCGACGCTGCTTCCGGTTCGTCTTCTTCATTGTCTTCTTCTGTCGGCTCAGACGCGGCATCCGACTCAACCGCAAAATCTTTCGGCAAAATAGGTAAAGGGTCTTTTCTTTCTGCTTGCGCACGGGTTATTTCGCGCATGTTGTTCTGCGCAGCAAGAACCGCAGTCCAAAGAAAGATTGCCCCATCGTCTCGGACCAAATATCGTTCTCCGCCCATGAATTTAGTTCCTTTTGGCTTGTGCATACGATTGATGTTCGCGAAGCGGGCCGGGAATAGGTGAACGCGATTCAGCTTGCAATTCTTTGAGGTTGGCGTAGTACCGGACGGCAGCCGCGCTAAAATGACCGCAGTTTGAACAAAGCATGTTCTCTGCATCATCTTCATCTGTGAATAGATAAAGACGGCTGTAACCGCATGTGCGGCATCGCCCTTTTGCCAACAACCAAGCCATAACGCATTCACCCGATTATCAGCGTGAATTTGCCGACTTTGGTGTCGCCGCCTTGGGCAACTACTACTTTGACCCGCTCGTTTGCGGCATAAATGTAGTCTTCAACCGGCTCCCCGGCAGCCGCGTACAACGATGCAACTCCTTGATAGTCGTGTGTCGGCTGTCTGGGGCAAACGGTTTTGCTCGCGTTTATATCCGTTTCAGACCAAACGTTTTGGGCTGTAGCCTCGGTTGTAATTGTGAAGTCCGCAGTGGCGGCATAAGGAGCCGTCCCGTCTTTGGCATACATCACCGTTAAAATGCGGCCTTCTACACGCGGGAAATAACCAACGCCGTCGCCGCTGCCGTCGGTCTCAATCGAAATATCGTAGTGTTCTATGCCCATCAAACTCTCCTAAGTAAAGGGAGAAGGCTGTATCCGGGCAGTATTACTGCGCGGCCACCCCCCGGATACAACTCTCAGCTCTCCCCGGGACGGTTAACCGTCAGCTTGATAGCCCAAGCAATACACCGTCACCGTGATCACGTCTGTCGTTGGGTCGCCTGCGTTAATCTCAAGGTCGATTACGTCGGCGTCGTCATGGAACACACCGTCGCCTTCCTGGTCGGTCGAGTCGTCGAAATGGACCGTGGCGGTCGTGGCCCCGTCGATGTACGTGTCTTTTGCCGTCGCATCGCCGATATCGAAATCGGTCATGGTCCCGGCAACTTCAACATGTACGCCAACGCGCCAGACAAAGGTGCCCGCTGGGATATTGAACAACTTGATAATATCCGAGGCTTTGGGCGAATCCGTTTCAACGTCCCGAGCCCAGTCCCGCCATTTGGTGAAATCAAGGCGCTTGCGCAAACAAGTCATACCCCCGGCATAAGGCGGAGGCAATACTTCTGTGCCGCCCATCCGTAGGTCAAATGTGGATACAGCCATTGTCTTGTCCTTTCAAAATTGCGGCTGGTTTAGCGGGCGCCGGACGAAACAGACACCCGCTAAACTCGCCTTTTCCCATCCGGCTTATTGCCGGATATACAGGTGCCCAATCGCTTCCGGCTTGTTGACAAGCCGCCCATAGACAAACAGCGCACGAACCAACTGACCGAAATCGTTGGGGTCCGTGAATTGCTCGCTAGTGTCTAATTGGGCTGCAAACGTCACGCCGTCCGGATGGCCGAAACAAGCGTTCCAGACTTTCACGGTGTCTGTGCCGGTCGTAAGGTTGCTCGACCGATAAATCTGGAACCGGTCCACTTCCCCGATCCGACCATTCCGGATTGGGCTCGTGTCGTCGCCCGTCAAGCCGGTATTTTTGATGTCGCTTGTTTTGATGAGCGTAATCGCCCATGCCGGCAATACCATCCAACGCCCCTCGTCATCGACCTGTTGTTCGTCCAACACCTGGCCGCATTGGCAGATCACTTCAAGGATGTTGGTTTTCGTCAACTGAAGCGGGGCCGTGGCAGCGCCAAGATTGATGTTCTCGCTTTCCAACCCGGCTGTAGCGCCCTGGTTGGCCGCGTGGGCCTGGCCATAAACGTAACTCAGAACCTCTTGGTCTACCTGGATTTTCAGGTTGTTGGTACCCCTCTTTATCCAAGGCGGGACAAAATCGATCTGAGACTGTTTCAGGTCAAGCTGGTTGGCCGGGAACGCATAGTAAAACCCCTTGTTAATGAGCAACTGGATTGTGCCCGGTTGGCTCGGGGTATAAATGAGTTTCTGGCCTTTGGTGTACTCTCGTACAGCCATCTCCCCATACGTGGGGATGTTTACTGTGTCGCCAAACTGTTTGATTTTGCCTTCATAGTTCGTATTCGCAATCTCGCCAAATACGGTTTTGGCGTAGAATTCGATGTTGAACTCCAAGGCGTACAGTTCCGGGATTAAATTCCCCGAAAGATCGGGGCTCTCCCCGGCAAGTGGATATACAGCCATTGGTCTCTCCTATCGGAAGGGCCGCCGACAGCGGCGATAGGAGAGAATTCAGGCCAAAAAGAAGAGACTTCTTTATTTGGCCTTAATCCGACCAGCCGCCCGGGCCGCCCGTATTTTCTGGCATATTTCGCGTACTTTCGGGCTGTTCGGAGGGCCGTAATGCCCCTTCTGTACAGCCTCAAGCATCGCTATTGCCTCTGCTTCATCAACTTGAGGTGGCCCAGAAGCCGGCGGCGAAGCCGCGGCCGCTCTGGGCATCACTTGAGAAGCAACGGACGGACTTGGGGTCGGGGGATTAGGGGCGTTGGAAGGCGTTGAACTTGACGGTTTGCCGTCTTGTCCGCGCCGAAAAGAATCAAAAAACGCTGCTACGCTAGTGGCATTCTGCGTGCGCTGGCTGCGCTCAAGAAGCTCTTGCCGCGTAGCCATTGCCATTGGGTCATACGCCGAAAGCCATTCTTTCCAATCGTCCCGTGCGTTGATTGTTTCCCAATCAGGCACAAGGTTGGAAAGCTCGCTCCAAAACCGCACCTCGGCATCTTCTTCAAGCTGCCGTTTGGTCGGCGCTAATTGTTCTTGTGCAACCCTGCCTGCTATCTCGGGCATGTCCCGGCGCACAATTTTTGCGACCGCAGACCACCCCTCTTCGGGTAACGCTTGAATCTCTTCGTCTGTGAGACCGTAAACGGTGCGAAGCCGTTCTTCGGTCAATGCTGCAACAGATTCTGTTTGGGCCGGGACCGTTTCGGGCGCTTGGCCGCGATCTGGCAATCGAGGACCTTGCGCTTGAAGCGCTTCCAGCCGCGCCGTAACGTTAGCCAATTGCTCTTCTAAGGCTTTCGCACGGGCGCGTTCCCGAGGCAGTTCGGCGTTGTACTTCCCTTGGAGCGTATTAAGCGATCTTTGCAGACGCGCCGCTTCGCTCGCAGTATCTTGAGGCGTCAAGCCCCCAGGTTGCGGCGGTGTGTCTGAGACCGGTTCCGGGCTTCTGCCCTCTGGTAGCTTGCCGGGTTCGGATACATCCTCAGGCTTAGGGTCCGTAGGGGCCGCATGGTCTGGCCCTGGATGGCCCGTATCCGGCGTTGGCGCATTAGCCAAAGGGGCATCGCCCGCATCCGCTGCCTCAGCAGGTGCTGCGTCTGTTTTCTCCGCCTGTTCGGTTTTAGCAATAGCTTCTTCGTATTGCTGCCGAATGCTCGGAGGCACGTTTTTCCCTAATCTCTTACCCATGTGTCCGTTCTCCTCATGTGGGCCTCACTGGCTCCAAGGTTTCCGGCAATACGGGCCTTGGCCCTTAACAAGGTGTCCACTCCATCTATCCCGTTGGGGTTTGTGGGTCCTGTGAAGTCTCCGCCTGTATGGCGGGCTTCAAACGCACAAAGTGTCCAACGTCCAATCTAGCCATCAGCTACGGGCTGAAGAACTAGCTTTTGCTATATCAATAAGTCGCCGCAATTCTGCAAGAGCCCCGTTGTGCGCATTGAGATTTGCCAATACGTTTACACGGCTTTCTTCAAGTTCCGTCAGTCGCGCACCTAAAGCCTCGACCGAAAGTGGGTTGTCTTCACCCATTGTGTTCGTTCTCCTGGCTCGGGGCACGGCTTATGCGCCGTCGCCAACCGGGACCGTCGTATCAACCAGCAACCACATAGGCGTGCCGTTCACAGAAATTTTGATTCGGGCATCTGAAACAGCGTCTTCACAACCGGTTGTCACCATGTCTGCAACGCCGCTGTCCCCATCAGTCACCTGCACGCCCGCAAGCATCAATAGGTTCTTGACAGACGCTTTGTTTGTGGTGTCGCCGTCAACCACGCCACGGAACAAGCCATGTGCGGCAGGCGGAGCCGAATCGTCGGCCTCCAACCAGAATTCTGATTGAACCGGGGCCAAAGTGCCTGTCGCCGTCCCGCTCGGCAGATGCAATGTCGCCCGCGCCGCCACGCCAAGACCGGACAGAGAACCTGAGTCCCCATAATTGAGGCTGAGGTGAGCGCCGTGCGCCGTCCCACACGCTTTTTCAACCGTGGTAAACGCTCGCAATGCTTCGCCGCCGCCTCCTGCACCGTTCAAGTAAAACCGAAGGTATATTCCTCGGTTATCCCCGCTTGTTGCAGTGTTCTCGAACCGAAATTCGACGTGGTTTTTGTCCGGCAGATCGGTAGTCAACGGGAAATCGGCTGTCCCGGCGCCCATGGCTACCACTTTCGAGCTTAAGGGCTTGTTGCCCAAATGCAATCGCCCAATATTGAGGTCTTCATACAATGCCATCTTTAGGTTACTCCCCTATGTTGTGTTTGCTGGATCGTTTCCAGTGTGTTGCGGGCGTCGTGAACATGCCGGATCAGCTCCTGTAAGGTTTGGCAATGTCCGCGCACCACGTCGTCGCCTGTGGTTACCAATAAATCAAGCTCCTCTTTTGAGGAGTCATACACCCAATTCATAATCTCCTGGAAAAACGGGTCTTGGCTTAGACGCACCATGCCTTCCAAGACTTTTACTGTAGGTCGCTTAAAAACGGACCCCGAACAGCGTCCTCGCGGCTGTTCTCTATCCAAGCTCACTGTTTTCTCCTCGCGCTATGCCCGCAGACACCGGTTCGCCCGCCACGCCAGGGGGTGTTCCAGAAGGGCCGCCGGTCCCAATCTCGGGCATTTGCGCTATGATGTTTTGTTGATAGCGGCGCCGCATTTCTTCAGGCGGGGGGATAATGTCTTCGACTGCCAAATCCAACTGTTTTGCAACTGCACGCAAGACCGTTGCGCGTCCTTCAATCCCCATAATCTGCATATCGACATCGTTAAGGGTCCGAGAAAGAAATTCTTGCCGGCGTAACTGGGTTTGCTCCCGTACAACTGCGCCCAGGACGCCTTTCGGGACAACAAACGCATCGCCTTTGATGGATTTGTCGGGAAGATACTTGAGATTCCAGGCATACATCCGTTCAATAGTTGGCCGTAACACATCTTCATCCATATGCCCGACTACGCGCTTAATGCCGCGGGCGCCTGCGCTCATTAAAATAGTTGCCCCGGTGGCCGTCCGGCCCATACCGCCAATGTCTTCATCGCCATGTGCTAACCGGGGGATCAAGGTCCGATCGTCGGCTTGACGGGAGAAATAGTCTGCAACACGGATGAATTCTTCCGCATGAATTTCCGGCTGCCAGAAATCGACCGGGCCTTTGCCGCCAATAGCCGCTTTGCCGTGAAATGTCCAAATTTTGAACGGGAATATGTTTGCTATATCCTCGCCCGCATCAACCGAGTCAACGTCAATCCCAACTTGAGGCCCAGCGGCTATGGCCAAATTATCAATCAAGGCCCGATGGGTTGCGTTAGAGCTGTTCTGGCAATCACGTATCTGTTCAGCTAGCGCCTGCCCGATCATGCTCCCGGACAATTTGCAAAAAGACGTAACGCTGTATGGATGACGGCCAAGCGGGTCTGGATTCTGGATCACATATG